GGAACTTCAAGAGTACGCTGATTTCCGTTATTTGATTGACCCTCTTGAAAATTTGCGGCAGTCGATTGCTCCTGGTTTAGAATCAATTTCTTTGGTAAATAATCCAGAGTTGTCTGCGGCAATGCGTAGTAACGCTACTGCTGAATCTGAACGTCTGTTGTCTGTTTCAACTGAGCGTTCTGTTACAACTGAGCGTCCTGACGCTTCTGCTTTCGGTACGTTTGTGCCCAGTGAGCGTCCTGACGCTTCTGCTTTCGGCCAGTCTGCGCCGAGTCAAAGCCCTAGTGTTTCTGGTTTTGATCCTGGTATGAATTTGCAGGGTGGTCAGCCTGCAAGTGTTGAACCTGTTGTTCTGGGTGGAGGAAATCAACGTCCTGATGCTTCCGCTTTTGGCGTTGTTCCTTCGCAAACTGGTGAGGAACAACCTGGTAGCACGCCAAGACAACCGTGGCAATTGCCTAGTGAAATACAGTATGAAGTTGTTGAAGCAATGACTTCTTTGTTTGGCATTAGAGCAGCGTTTTGGAATTTGGATGAAAACCAATTGAAGATTGGTGTAGACAGAAACGGTTTGCCTGTTGATCCAAACTCGTCAGAAGCACTACGAGTTGAACATCTTCTGTCTTATATTTCAGGAAGAAAAATTACTGATGAGAACCGGATTCTAGCTGCTGTTGAACAAACGCCGTGGTATAGAAGTACAAATGCTTCTATGCGGGAGTTTGATGCTAAATATGGCGGGCTAGAAGCGTTTCTAAGTTTGAATCCTGAAAATCAGCTTGACAAAATTGGTGACGTTTACACTGTTGTTGAATCTGGGTTTAAGCAACTTGGTGTTCAGGTTTCTGAAGATCGAATGATTGAGATTGCTGCGACGTTGGATTATTTGGGGTATGAGCTAGACGAAAACGAAATCTTTACTGCTGTTATGGAGGAAGCAAAACGTGTAGAGAATCAGTTTAATGCTGAGACTGCTGAGTTTACTGAGTTTGCTTCTAGTAGAGATGCGGTTCAGTCTCTTGCGCAGCAGTATTATTTGAATCTTCCTGCAAGTGTTATTGCAGATTATGCTGAACAGCTTTTTACTCGTGATATGACGGTTGAAAAGTTGGGTTCTATTTTTAGAGAACAAGCTTCTGCAAGGTTTGCTCAAGATGTTCGTGTTCAAAGTGCTTTGAATGCCGGGATGACTTTGGAGCAGTATTTTGCTCCTTATCAAGGCGAGTTGGAACGTATTTTGGAACGTCCGGTTGATTTGTTTTCAGAGTTTCCTGAAGTTCTTGAATTCATGGGGTCTGATGGGGATGTTCGTGCGATGACGTATTCAGAGATGCGTCAGTTTGCTCGCGAGCAGCCTGAGTGGGCGCAAACAACGGCTGCTCAAGATGCTGCTACTGAAATGGTGTTTGAACTTGGACGATTGTTTGGGACGGTGGCGTAATGGCTATGGATCGCGGTGAATTTGCTGAACGTCTTTTGATTGGTATTGATGCGCCGGTAACTGCTTCAAATATTGAAGCGGTGCTTGCTTGGATGGAAGGTGAGAATACTAGGGCAGATAACAATCCTTTGGCGACAACTTTGTCTTCGTATGATTCTGAGGGCGCTACATATTTCAATACTTTTGGCGATCAAGGCCAATATCATGTTCGCAATTATACAACTCCTGAACAGGGACTTGATGCGACTATTAGTACTTTGAATTTAAGTTATTATTCTGATATTAAAAATGCTTTGCAATCAGGGACAGACGCTGCCGAATTGGAAAAACTTGTTGCGGATAGTCCGTGGGGTACAAAAAACTTTGGTTCTGTAAGTTCAACTTCTTCTAATATCGTATTGGGGACCGCATCTCAGGATCGAGTTATGACTAGCACCGTTGATTCAATTAATCAAAATCCAATTTATCAGTACAACGTTGGGGACAGTAATACAACTACTGTTACTGTTGCAGATCCAATTAACCAGAATCCTATTTGGCGTTACAACCAGCAGGATATTGGTGGTTCGCAAGAACTTATAACTATAAACGGGGTTGAGGCTACTAGAGCCGAGTGGGAGGCGCTTGCAGCGTTGTCTGATGAAGAGCGAGAAGTTCTTCGGCAGATGCAGGATGCACAACCAGTTGTTGATGAACCTCAAACTGAACCAGTAAATCCAGAACTAAGTCCAGAAGATTTGTTTCGGATGCAACAGGAGGCGTATCAACAACAAAGGCTGGCAGACGAACTACTAAGGCAAGAAGATGCTTTTGCTATTGCTAGAAGCATGTTGGATGATATGGGGCTGGGAAGTCTTTACGACAAAGTTTATGATTTGATTGTGAGTGGTCGTAGCGCTGAATCTGCTATGGCACAAATGCGTTTTGAACCAGAGTTTAAAGCACGTTTCCGTGGTATGGAGGAGCGGATTGCTAATGGTTACAACGCAATTACTCCAGGTCGGTACTTGGAACTTGAAGATAATTATCGAAACATGCTTGAACAGGCTGGGTTTCCTGGTGATTTCATTCAAGATTTTCATGAGTTTATTGCTAATGATGTAAACGAAACTGAGTTTGGTGATCGTATTCAAGTTGCGATGCGTGCTGCTGAGGCTGCTGATCCCGTGATTCTTGAAGAATTGAAAACTCGTTATGGGATTGGTATTGATAGCAAAGCCGATATCACGATGTATTTCCTTGATCCTGAGCGTGCTGTGACTTTGTTGGAAGCTAAAACCCAACTTGGTGTTGCTGAACTTTCTGCTGCAACTACAAAAGCTGTTGGTGGGAGGTTGACAGAGACAACGGGTAGGGAGTTGTTCCAGCGTGGTTATGTGAGTCGTGAAGTAGCTGAACGTTTGAAGGGTCAGGGTTCTTTGCGTCAACGAATGGTTGGGGAGGGAGCGACTGGTTCTAGGACTGGCCCGTTGACTTCTTCGTCTTTGGCTGCTGCCGAGTTTGGTTTGGATTCTGAAGCGGTTGCGCGGTTGAAGTTGTTGCGTCAGAAACGTCAACAGCGTGGTGTTCTTGAATCTGGGGCGGCTATTAATGCTTCTGGTGTTAGCGGATTTAGTATTGCCCAGTAATACTTGACAGTTGTAATTAAAACTCTTATTCTGGTTTTTAGATTGGCCCTTGAAAAAGGTGAGCTATTCTACAATATAGGTTCCGTTTGTTGTCCACCGCAACGAACGCGTATTTAAAGGTGAGTGACATATGACAGATGAAATGCCTACTGAGGCTACAGACTCTGTTAGCCAAGAATCGAAACCAAATTGGCGACGTGATCTTGAAAACCGGGCTAAAGCCGGTGACGAGGCGGTTGCCGAGTTGGCGCAGTTGAAACGTGATTTGTCGTTCCGTGATGCAGGTGTTGATCCAAGTTCTAAACAGGGTCAATATTTTATTCGGGGCTACGAAGGCGAGATGACTGTGGATGCTATTCGTGCTGAAGCTGTTGAGCTTGGGTTGGTTGGGGAGAGTAATACCCTGGCTAGTCCAGCACCGCCTATTGATTATGGTGCGGAACAGCGAATTGCGATGGCCGCTGACGATGCTGGACCCGTTGCTAATCCTGATCTTGATACGTTGATTCGTCAGACAACTTCGCCTGAAGAACTTCAGAATTTGATGGAAGCTAACGGCTACACTTGGAATGCAGCAGTCTGATAGCTAATTAGGCGTTTAGATTACGGGAGTAATTCTAATGCCGTACATTGCAAATACTACTGGTACCGCTGCGGTATCAACTGACACTACTGCTTTTGAGCAGCTTGCTTATTTTGCGCTTCGTTCGCAGCCAATGCTTGAAATGGTTGCTGATGTTCGTAGCACTAATCAGTCGCACCCTGGTTCGTCTGTGCAGTTTACGTTCTATGACGATCTTGCTCGTTCGACTAGCGCATTGACGGAGCTTGACGAGGTTTCGGCTGTTGCTCTTGGCGATAGTACTGTGACCGTTACTCTTAATGAGTACGGTAACGCTGTTGTGACTTCTGCCAAGCTGCGTGGCGTGTCGTTCCTGAACGTTGACGCTGATGCTGCCAACATTGTTGGTTACAACATGGCTGATTCGATTGATGCCATTGTTCACGATGTTGTGGTTGGAAGCGCTGTTAGTGCGCAGGTTCACTACGCTGGTAATGCGACTTCTCGTACCACGATTGATGCTTCTGACAATCTTGATGCGGGCGATGTCCGTGAGGTTGTTGCTCAGCTTCGTCGTGATTCGGTTATGACGTTTGGTGGCGGTCATTATGTCGGGATGATTCACCCTGACGTGTCCTACGATTTCCGTTCGGACACTGCTGTTACTGACATTATTCAGTACCAGATTCGTCAGGATGGATCGGCTGTTCGTCAGGGCAGCATCGGCATGTTTGGTGGCGTTGACTTTATTGAGACTCCGCGTCTTGGTATTGGCATCGACACGACTGCTGGAACGTGGACGAACGCATCGGATGGCGCTGGTTCTACCGGTAACGTTGATGTGTATCCGACGATGATTGTTGGCAAGCAGGCTTTGGCTAAGGCATTTAGCCGTGCGCCTGGTTTCAGCGAAAACCCGTCGATTGTTCAGGGTCCAGTGACCGATATTCTGCGTCGGTTCCAGCCGATGGGGTGGTACCACCTTGTTGGTTACAGCCGGTTCCGTGAAAAGGCGATGGTTCGTATTGAGTCGTCGTCCAGCATTGGGGCTAACGCTTCCTAATGTGATAGGTTAAAGTGGAGAGGGGACCGGGAAGGTCCCGGTCCTCTCTCCCGCTTTTTTGGAGTTTTGTTATGCCTATGGTCAAAGGTAAGAAGTATCCGTATACAAAAGCGGGTAAAGCTGCGGCGAAGAAGGCTGCTGCGAAGAAGAAGGGTAAGCGCTAATGGCTTCAGGTTTGTATGGAGTGACGTTTCTAAACGCACTGAAGAACGATCTTGCTTTGGATCTTGATGACACGACGGCTGACCGTTTTAAGATCATGCTTGTTACGTCGGCGTACACGCCTGACTTTGGCGCACACGATTTTAAGGCGGATGTGACCAACGAGGTTTCTGGCACTGGGTATACCGCTGGTGGCGAGTCGCTTACGTCGGTGACGTTGACGCAGGCGGCTGGTGTTATCACGTTTGATGCTGCTGATGTGACGTGGACAAGTTCTACGATCACGGCTCGGGCAGCGGTGATCTATGACGATTCGTTGGCTTCTGATCCGTTGATTTGCTATATCGATTTTGGTTCGGACCAGTCTTCGAGTTCAGGTGACTTTCAAATTTCGTTCAATGCGTCAGGAATCTTTACTCTTGATTTGACCCCGTGAGGTGAGTTGTGGCTACTAATTACCCTGGAAGTTTGGATGCGACTACGGACGTTGGTGGCGGCACTGAGCCTGAAGCCGTTACTGCATTGGATGATTCGACTTCGGGTCATCCGACTCATGCCGGGTTGCATCAGAATCTTGGTGACGCTGTTCAGCAGATTGAGACGAAGGTTGGTGTTGGGTCTTCGACGCCTTCTGCGAATCAGGTGTTGGCGTGTGCGTCGGGTTCTACTTCGGCGTGGACT